TCAAGGTACCCAAGGTACCCAAGGCACTATTGGATCTACAGGTACTCAAGGTTCACAGGGAACACAAGGTTCTCAAGGAACTCAAGGTTCTCAAGGTACTACAGGAAGTGGGCTATGGACTGAGGCACCTACTGCTACACCTCCTTCTTCTCCACAATTCGGTGACCGCTGGTTTAACACCGATAACGGTCACGAGTACACATGGATTCACGATGGAACTACCGGACAATGGGTTGATACTCGTACATCTGGATATGTAGGCCCTCAAGGTACGCAGGGCACCCAAGGTACTCAAGGTACCCAGGGTACGCAAGGCACCCAAGGTCAAGCTATAACAGGTAGCCAAGGAACCCAGGGAACTCAAGGTCTTGCTGGAAGCTCACAGGGAACTCAAGGTACTCAGGGACCTTCAGGCTCAGGAGTATCTGTACCATCTGGTGCCATTGTTCCGTTCCCATCTACTACAACACCTTCTGGTTATCTAAAAGTTGACGGAACTGCTTACGCTCAATCCTCATACCCAGCGCTTTATGCTGCTATTGGTTTAATCTCTGATGCTACATACAACTGGACTACCACAACCTCGGGCGGTGCTACTGTAAACGCCTTGGTCTACGCAAGCGGTCAGACAAACCAGTATGTAGGAACTGGTGTTGACTCTAACCCTAACCTTTCATTTGTTTACTCTACAAACGGTATCGCTTGGACTAAGACATCTTACTCACCATCCTCTACTGCCTATGCTCTTGCATACGGCGCTGGAGCTACTAACCCTTGGGTTGCAGCAGGTGCTGGTGGAGTAGTTGCTTACTCTACAAATGGCGCTGCTTGGACAACAACTACAGCGGGCTCAGCTTCTACTGTTTACGCACTAGCTTATGGCGCAGTATTCGTAGGAGTTGGTGCTACAGGTTATGCTGGAACATCAACTAACGGATTAACCTGGACTCTTCGTACAATGCCTGCAACAACCTCTACTTACCGAGCTTTGGTATATGGAACAGCGACAGGCTTCACAGGTTACGTTGCAGTAGGAAACGGTGGAGTTGCAGCATACTCTACAGACGGAACTACTTGGACCGCTGGAACTCTCCCAACAACCACCAGCTATCTTGCACTTGCCTACGGTAACAACCTGTATGTAGCAGTAGGAAACGGTGGAGCTATCGCCACCTCTACTAACGGAGCTGCATGGACAGCTAGAACTTCCCCAACAGCCTCTTCTTTGCTGTCTGCAACATTTGCAAACTCTCAGTTCTATGCTGGAGGAGTGGGTGGAATCGGACTTACTTCTACAGACGGAATCAGCTGGTATACCTTCCCATTTACTACAGCTGCCTCTGTTACTGCCTTGATCTACGGAAATAACAACTACATCGCTGGAGCCACCTCCACCATTAACTACGCCCCTCTGTACTCTTACAGCACAGCCGGATCCTTCATCGTACCTAAGGCACTTCCAGGAGGAGCACTAATGTATGGCGGACCTATCCCTAACCAGCTGTACATAAAGACGTGATATTATATGTCAATGGAGAGTACAAACAAAAAGCACCTAATGATTGCTACACCCGCATACAGTGGGCAGGTAAACATTCAGTTTGCTTTGGCCTTGTCTGATACCGCCCTACATCTTGCCGAGCTAGGTATACAGTTGAGCACCAGACTATTACGTGGTGGAGCTTTATTGGTGGCTGATAGAAACAGGATTATTGAAGAGTTCTGGAGATCTGACTGCACCCATCTTCTATGTATCGATGCGGACTTAGGATGGCCGGTACAGGCTGTTAGCGCTATGCTTGCTCAGGATTTAGACTTTGTTGCTGGAGTATATCCAGCTAGAATGGAAGACACTTACTATTTTATTCCGGACTTAACAGAATATACTAAGCTCATATTTAAGGAACACCTTATAAAGGCAAAGTATATTCCAGCAGGATTTATACTGATTAGTAGGGAATGCGTAGCAAAACTTAGAGATAAGTTCTCACATTTATACTATGAACCAAAGCGTGAAGATAAAAAAGATGAGGGCGCACATCTGCTGTTTAATACAGAGATACATGATGGAGAGTTTTGGGGAGAAGACTTTGTATTCTGCCGTAGGGTTGCTGAAGCAGGAATAGATATCTGGGTAGACCCTCTTATCGAGTTTGATCATAATGGTAAGCGTGGACAGCTTATAGATTTTATAAAGAGCGAATCAGAGAAGTATAAGGAAGCTAAATTATGACAGTAAGTTTTCCAGCCCTCCCTACTTTAAACCAAACATATACCTATGGCTCTACTACTTGGATATGGAACGGCACTGCCTGGGATAACACATCTACAACTTTTGGTCCACAAGGTACGCAAGGTACCCAAGGTCAAGCTATTACAGGTAGCCAAGGAACCCAGGGAACTCAGGGCACCCAAGGATCACAAGGTACTCAAGGTACCCAAGGTACCCAAGGTACCCAAGGTACACAAGGTTTAGGTACACAAGGTGCCCAAGGCACCACAGGATCTCAAGGAACATTAGGTTCACAAGGTTCTCAAGGAACCTATGGTGCTACTGGATCACAAGGAACTCAAGGAACTCAAGGATCACAAGGTACTCAAGGTACCCAAGGTACCCAAGGTACCCAAGGTACCCAAGGAACCCAAGGAACCCAAGGTACACAAGGTTTAGGTACACAAGGTACCCAAGGCACACAGGGAACACAAGGAACTTCGTACACCTCAATCGTAACTGCTAAAGGTGATATTATCGTTGCAACAGCAAGCGGTACGGTGACTAACCAAGCAATCGGTGTGGCGTATCAAACTATTATTCCTGATACAACTCAAACCGACGGGCTTCGTTGGGGCGACGATATTCGCTTACTAGACATTATGGGAGTAAATAACTAATGGCAGTTACACCTTTAACGCTATTTCGCGGAGCCGCGACTACTACAACCTCAACCACTCTTTACACAGGCCCAGCAACAGGTACATTCATTGTTACCAATATCGCCGTAACGAACACCGCTGCATCTGCTGGTACTTATACAATTGGTTTAGATGGAACTTCTTTATTTACAACTACTACTATTGCTGCAAACACAACAGTGTTTATTGATTTAAAACAGACAGTTGTCTCTACTGGTACTGCTAAAACAATTACTGGTGGTGCGTCAGCCACAACTATTAACTTCCATATCACAGGAGTAACACTCTAATGGGTATCTCAACCTTACCAGCCGCTGGAAGTACAGTCGCTCCAAGAGACTTAACTCTTCAACAAACTATCACTTCTGGAACTTCTATCACAATTCCTTCAGGTATTAACTGGGTTTACGCAGTATTAGTTGGTGGTGGCGGGGGAAGCGCTTCAGCATCTGGTGGAGGTGGAGGCGGTGGAGTCACTATTGGTTGGGTTAAAGTTTCAACATCCACTCCTTGCACAATTGGTGCTGGAGGAGCAGGAGGTTCGACGACAGGTGCTACTGGAGGAATAACGCTTTGCGGAGGTTTATTCGCTGGTGGAGGCGGAGGTGTTACGGCATCAACAGGCATAATTGGAACTTTTGGCGGTGGTGGCGGAGGCGGAAGCGGAGCAGGTGCTGGTGCTGCAGGAGCGGCAGGTTTCTTTGCGACTCCTGGTGGTACTGCTGGAACAAACCCTAGTGGAACTGGTGGAACTGGCTATGGGGGCGGTGGTGGAGGTTCAGGTACCGGAACAGGAAACGGTGGCACAGGCGGCACAGGAGTTTCAGGTGGCGGAGGCGGAGCAAGTGGAACAAGCAGTGGAACAGGCGGCACAGGAGGAAGCGGAAGTTTTGTAGGCGGTGGCGGTGGATGGGGCGCAGCCACAGGAGGAACTGGGGGCTCTGGACTATTTTCAGGAGCCGCAGGTAGCGGAACTCTTGGCGGAGGTGGTGGTGGAGTTTTAGCAACAGGTAGCGCGGGTTCAGGTTCCACAGGAGGCAATGGTGGTTCAGGAGGCGGTGGAGGAGGAGGCGGTTCTTCTCTTAGCGGAACAGGTGGAAACGGCGGCGGTGGCTGCATCCTTCTTTACTACTAAAATATAGGAGAATAATAAATGACTACAAAATATATATATACGTCTGCTTGTTGCGGACACACTTATATTGAGCAACGCGGAGAAGATGAACCCCAATACATAACCGTTTGCAATCAATGCGGTAATGCGGACTATGTTCTCACAGACTCAGAGGTTGTCGAGTAATTAAGCCAGTTCAGTAGTCTCTGGAATAGAGCTAACAGAAGCTACTGGAGCTAACCACACCGGTCTATACACATTGGGCTTTACTGAATACGTATTAAAGTAAACATGGCGGGTACGACCGTGGAACCCAGCATTAAATAAGTACCAATCTATAGGCTCAGTTATGCCGTGGGCTTCAACATCATCCACTGCTTTCTTAGCCCCAGCTCTGCTGATCGCATAGCTAGCGCAAGACCAGTCTTGATAGGTTCTGCATATGTCATCATTGCCTGGGATATCGTAATCTGAGTTATACCAACCTAGACAATCACTTGGAACAAAGATAGGAAATACATCCCAACCTTCTGGGAGTTTAGCTACTTGTTGCTCTACTATATAAGAAAAGTTAGGGCTAATAAGGGCGTCATCCTCAAAGATAAAAAGAATGTCTTTATCTGTCTCTAAGAAAGATTTGTAAGCCACATAGTTACTAGCCCAAATACCTACTAGACCGGAATTTGGCGGGAACGGTCCACCTCCCTCTACCATGGGTTCTCTGCGCTCTACTTTAAGAGCGGGGGTCTTCTTTAAAAACTCATCCATCTCAGCAAAGGTGCGTAGGTATACGGTTTCAGAGTTAAGTTTGGTATAGCTTCTAGATAGGATGCTATCCATCTGCTTAGCGCAATAATTCCTCTGGTAATTTCCTAGATCTACATGCAGGATTTTGTAAGTAGCATTTAGCACTTTCTAATCCATAACTGATAACCGCTCTCAATAATCTCAACTCTGCTACCAAATACTTTAAGGGCAGCTTCTACCCCATGTACAGGGGTGTCCTCAATAGCGTAGGCTGGATTATCCATGTGCCACAGAAAATCATCAAAGGCCATGACCCCGCCAGTTTCTAAACTCTTAAACGCGTTAAGTGCATCTAGCGCGGTTTGAAGAGCAGTGTGATCCCCATCAATATAAATAAAGTTATACCTACAAGTAGGGACATGTTGAAAGAAGTAATCACTGGTCATCTTGTACTTATAGACATTAGGTAGATGCTTAAACCTGGAGTCGTAGTACTCCTCCACAGATTTAAAATCTATAGATGTATGAGCCTCTTCATGACTACCCTCCCACGTATCCACATCATCTATGTACTCTACTTCTTTATTACGCAATAACCACTCGGTAGCATCACCTGTGTAGGTGCCAATCTGCAAAGCACGGAGAGGAACATTTGGCACATTACGCTCAAAGTAATGGCGTTGGCCTTCAAACCAATTAGGAAACATATTTACCCCAAGTTCTTTATATTATTGAGACATGCTTGAACGTAGTCGTCTGACATCTCATATTCATTTAATAAGTGACGGAATAGATACTTACTCTCCTCTGGGCGACCTACCCACCAACCAGAGACAGCCTTTTCAAATAGAAGACCATAGGGGCCGGGATATTCCACATCTGCTGGCAAAGCCGGTAGATGAGTGCCCTTCCTGTCATTAGCAGACAATCCCATACAGGCCCAGCTATAGGACTCCTGCCATTGAGAAGCTCTTTCAAAGTATTGGGACATCTTAAAGTAAGCCTCTGGACGTTCTGGCCAGAACGCCACCGCCTGTAGCAGAGCGTTAGTTACGCTATGCTCCCTGCCATTCTGATCATTAAAACATCTAGCCATCTTTAATAGAGAGGTGTAGATAACCTCAGCATCAGATTCTCCGCCATACTCAGCTGCCCTTAGATAGAACGATACTGCGGAAGCGGTCTGATTAATGCGCTCATACTCTAATGCAGCGTTGAAGTTCTTCCTGGCATTAAACGGGTCATTAGATAGCTCTATAACTAGGTCCTCAATTTTCATATGAAAAGTTTATCACACCTCTAGAGTATGCTAAACTGGGCAAATGAACTTAGTAGAAAAGGCCGTAAAGTACGGCGGTAAACTGGCCCCACTAGTCATAGAAAATGGGCTGACCTCAGGCACAGGTTTAATGAACCCGTCTATATTCATAGACAATGATGGCGACATTCTTGTAAATCTACGCCATGTTAACTACACGCTATACCACTCAGAGAACCAGCAAAAGTTTCCGTCTAGGTGGGGACCGCTATCTTATCTGCATCCTGAAAAGGACATGCGACTTGTTACTGAAAACTACCTGTGCAGGTTAAACTCTAATCTAGAGATGACAGACTTTACTAGGGTAGAGATGCTCAGCCTCCATGAACCTATCTGGGAGTTTGTTGGACTAGAAGATTGCCGCCTAGTTCAGTGGGAAGGTGAGTACTACCTCATAGGAGTACGTAGGGATACAACTACTCATGGCGAAGGTCGTATGGAGTATACCCATTTAGATCTAAACAAAAAAGACTGGACAGCTAAAGAAACAAAGAGAGTTAGAATACCTGCTCCAGAAGCTAACGACTCCTACTGTGAAAAGAATTGGTACCCAATCTTAGATAAGCCATTTAACTTTATTAAGTGGACTATGCCTACTGAAATAGTAAAGGCTGATCCTAACGAGCCCCTAATTGAACAAGTTGCGGTAAAGAGCACTCCTCCAGCTCCAGCGGATCAAAGGGGAAGCTCTCAGCTTATTAAGTGGGGAAGCATGTACATCGCTATTACCCATGAAGTAAACCTATTCAAAAACTACCTACAACAAAAGGACGGCATCTATAGGCATAGATTGGCTATGTTTGATGACCAGCTAAACTTTGTAGGGTTATCTAATCCATTCTCCTTCTTGGATGCTAGGATCGAATTCTGTGTGGGGGCGGCCGTACATAACGGCGATCTTCTTATTAGCTTTGGGTTCCAGGATAATGCCGCCTTTGTTTTAAGAACCCCAAAGGTAGTGGTAGAGGATCTTATTATTGAAGCTCTTAGGTATGAGGTGTAACTAAAATGCTGCTATTCGATATCGGTGCTAATCGTGGGGATGCTACGATAGCTGGACTTAATAAGGGATTTGATAGGGTGATTGCTGTAGAGGCTGCTCCTAGAATCTACGGCCAGCTAGTTAACAACTTCTTGTATGACACTAGGATTACCTGTATAAAGTCAGCAGTATCAGACGAAGACAATAAGGTTATCGAGTTCTATGAGGCCGAGGAAGATGGCCTATCCACTATAAATAAAGACTGGCTAACAGCAGATACTATGCCATATGCCGGTAAGCCCTACAGGACCGTGTACTCAAGCACTATAACTCTTGACACCCTTGTAAATGAATACGGTACCCCTGACCTTATAAAGGTAGACGTAGAGGGGGCAGAGTGGTCGGTATTTAAAGGTATGACCAAGTACTATGGAAAGATGGCGTTTGAATGGACGGACGTAACCCTTGATGAGCATAACACTCAGCTAGAGTATCTTCTTTCTTTAGGATACACAGAGGTTGCGCCACAGTTCATAGTTCACCATCTAGACGAGCCGAGTGAATGGCTTCCTTTAGAAGGCTTTGACCTAACTGACTGGGTGGATACCCATAAAGACGCCTGGGTAGGTGGGGGCTGGAAAGAGGCTAATCTTAGGCCTACAGCTGATGTGGGAATGTGTTGGGTGAGGTAGAGCAGTACAAAAACCTGTTTTTTTAGTATTGTATACAGTGTCTAACTCTTAAGGAGACATAAGTGGCAGTATACCAATCTAATGGGTTTCCCAACCAAGTTCGAAGCTTAAGCCCAGTAACCGACCTTGTAAGCATAGTAGATGCGTCTGACGTAGACTCTCTTCAACAAGAGGTTCTATCTATTGAGACTGCTTTAGGAACAGCCGCCACTACTAACCCCCTAGTATCAACGTTTACAGGTACTTGGACTACAACCATGAATGGTGGAACTTCCTGGAACACCATTGCAGATCGTCTTCTAAACATTGAGGCTGGCCTAGTAAACGGCGTAGGAACCGCATCTAACTACGTATCTAAAAGCGGTGGCAGCACCATCTCTGTAACTACAAGTACAGGTGCTCCCGGATTAACTTTGGTTACAACCTCAGGTACTAACAACCTTTTAAAGGCAGCCGCATTTACTCTAAGCTATCTTGGTATTCCACAGGTTAATGGAAGCAACGTCCTATATGTAGGAAGCTCAGATTATACAAGTCTAGTAAACAGTATTAACGCAGCCTCAGGTACAGGCGGAGCAGCTATTGCAAAGTCCGTCTTTACAGCAGCTGGAGATATGCTCTATGCAACAGCTGCGGGAACACCTACAAATCTTCCTATTGGAAGTGCTGGACAATACCTTATGGTAATGAGTGGTATGCCAGTATGGACAACGATGCCTATGGGCGTACCAACATCTACGCTTACAACTAACGGCGATCTCATGTACTACAACAGCGGTATTACACGTCTTCCTGTAGGAAGTAGCGGCCAAGTATTGACGGTTGTTAGTGGATTACCTTCATGGCAGGCACCTAGTAGCGCGTTCGTTTCTCAAACAAATGGAACAGTATCTACTGCTTCTACCTCTTTAGGTGTTGTTAGAAACGTATGGACAAGCACCGCAACACCTACATCTTCTAATGGGGCAGATGGAGACATCTGGCTGGTATACGTATAATGCCTGGTCAAATTAGGGTAAGTGGTACCTGGCACAATGCAAACTCCGCTCTTGTAAGGGTTTCTGGATCTTGGCGCTCTGTTTCTTCTGGATGGATCAGGATTGCAGGAACTTGGCATAAGTGGTTTACCGGAGCAGTAACAGACACCTTTACTAGGACAACTACTGCTGGTTCTTTAGGCACAGCTGATACAGGACAGGCTTGGACTACTAACTTTGGTAACTGGTACGCAAACGGCTCACAAGCTACATCAGCAGACTCTACATCTACTGGAGTTGCCGGCGCCCTATCTACCATCAATCTTGGTACAGCCAACGTTCAAGAATTTTTGGGCACACAAGCAACAAGCACATCTAACCCTTCAGGACTAACACCTCCAGGAACAGGCCTAGCATTCTGGGCAACCCCAGGAGGCTCTTGGTGGGGAGCAATGTCATATAGCGATGTCACTACTAGTACGTATTCTTGCCCTGGAACTCCATACTGCAACCCTGTTTATACATGTAATAACGTGACCTCTACATCTACCTATACAGGTACAGCAGTTCCTGGAACAACAACCTATACATATGTAGGATCAGCAGTTAGCTCATCTGCATCTGTTAGTCAGCGTACGTGTACTTCTGGTGACGTATCAAATCCAAGTAGCCCCTGCTTTGGTTATTCTGTGGGTACATGTAGTGTTAGTGGAAGCGGAACCCCTTGCGCATACTCTTGCTCTACAGGCTATAACGCCCAAAACGGATATTGCTACACATGCTCTACTGGATTTAATGGACCAGCTGGTGGATCAGGAAGCTACGCATCTTGCTATACCTCTTCGACTAGCGCTACAACCTATACTTGTAACGCTGGAGATACTGGAGGAGGAACAAGCTCAACCTGTACACATACAACTGTTACTAGTGGGGGAACATATCCATCCTGTAGTAATGGGTTTACTACCTCTTCTGGTGGAACCTATCCGTCTTGTAGCAATGGGTCCACAACCCCTACTACAACCTGCACCTCTTCTACAACTAACTATTATGTACAGGTAATCTACTCCTCAGCTGGAGGGTCTAGCTATGCCGTTCAAAGTACAACAGCAACTACTGCCCAGCCTACCTCACTAGAGGTAACTACCAGCGGAAATAACTATACAGTTATTGGTTCTACATCAACTGCTACAAACCTAGTGCAGGTTACCGGTACCAACACGGGAACCAAGGGCACATATCATGGTATAGTTAAGGCATATAGTGCTAATGCACAGGGATCTACAGTAGACAATTTCTCAGCACAAGGACAATAATATGAGCACACCATACGATAGGCCAGCAAGGCCTTGGGACTTATTTAATAAGAATCTGGGTAGGGTTCAAACCACAGTAGCAGAGGAAAGATTTGCTATTTGCAAAGCCTGCCCTGAACTGCTTCCTACAGGAAACTGTAAGCAATGTGGATGCTTTATGTCAGCTAAGGTAAAGCTGCCTAATGCATCTTGCCCATTACATAAGTGGGATCAGGTTAGAGTTTCTTATCTAGAAGAAGAAGGAGAATAAGATGACAGAAGAACTACCCCCATACAAAATTGCATTCGTAATTGACGGAAAAGTTGTAGATGTAATTCAGACAGATAGCCGGTTAGCTGCAATCTTTTTAAGTGAGCCTGTAATTGTAGACATTACTGAAAAGACAACTACAGACGGAATCTCGCCTATTATCATAGGAACTGACTATGATGAAGTTACTGGCGTGTTCACCCTACCAGGTAACCTATAAGGAACGATAATGCGTGGAGAGAATAGACAGGGCCGGTTTAACATACCGTTTGAGCATTCCTCAATAATCTCTGGTACCACCAATGAACTGGTATCTACTGTAGGAACAACTGTAGCCTGGTGGCAGTATGATCCAGCCAGCACAGTAGTTGATCCAATCTACGACGTGGGTGGAAACTCTGGGACTGGACGTATGTGGAAGAGCCCTATCACCATACCTGTGGTAAATGCTCACCTAGAACAAGGCGTCACAGTGCAGAGTGACCGAGGCTTCTACAACGTGGACCAGCTAACTATTATAATAAATGTGGACGTTATTGAAAACCACCTGAACTTTTATGGAGCTAACGCTAACAATATCCCACAGCTTAGCAACGTAGAGATCAACCCTGATGAGTACCTCCGTGATCGCATTGTGTTTAGGGACGAAGTCTTTACCCCTATTAGGGCACTCCCTGAAGGAATTATCCAGAACAATTACACTCTTTTGCGTGTACAATGTAATCAGGTGAATCCGGAAGAGCTGGTCAACGACTCGCAATTCCAGCACTATGCCAACTATTCTGCGTTTGACCCTACTACTCTCTAAGGAAAATCATGTCACTATCACACAGCGTTGTAGATTTAAATAGCTCAACCGCCGTCTCTCTTACCCCTTCAGATCCAACAGTAACAGTTAATGGAGAAAACTATCCTACATGGAGTAGCATGTCCATTAACATTCAAAATGTAGACCTTGTAGCTACAGTGTATATTGGTTCTTCTTCAGTAACCTCGTCTTCATACGGACTTACTTTGTTGCCAGGAACTTCTGTCTCTATTGATAGCCTAAGTGTTAATGAGCCAGTTTATGCAATTTCATCTGCTTCATCTAGCGTATCTGTACTGGCGGTATTAAAGTGAGCATCCGTGTAAACAGCCCTGTAATTCCCGCAGCCATTCTTTACTACGGCAACTTTGCTTTAAGCACAAACCAGGCTAGCGGAGGAACCACCACAGATAACCTTATTACTTGGGACACGACCAATATAAGCAAGGGCATGACCCTTAACTCATCGGATAAAAGTAAGATTGTTTTTGCAAACCCAGGAACATACAACCTTAACTTTTTAGGTCAGTTTAGCTTCACTGGCGGTACAAGTGATTATCACATCACAACTTGGTTCTCTAAAAACGGCGTTCAAGTTCCAGCCTCTGCTTTTACCTTTACCACAGCTAGTGCGCAGGGCTCACAGGTTTTAGCAAACATTGAGTCTCCAATTTCTGTGTTGCCAAATGACTACATTCAATTTCATTGGTGGTCTGGCGCATCAGGAATGTCCCTTCTTGCTACAGCAGCGGGTACAAACCCAACCCGTCCAGCTTCCCCGTCAGCTAACTTAACAATCTATAACGTAGGGTAGGAATAGAAATGGCAAAAGAACACCCAGGCTTTAAGGCCGCACAGAATAAAATTGCAGCAAAAGAAGGTGTCTCCAAGGAGGCAGCCGGCGCTATACTAGCTTCATCCTCTCGCAAGGCTTCGGCTAAGGCGAAGGCTAAGAATCCTAATTTGAAGAAGGTAAAGGGTGCCAAAAAGTAAGCTACGCCCAAAGGCGGTAGAGAAGAAGAAAAGAGCTCAGGCTAATAAGGTAGCTACCAAGCCTAAAGCTGCTGAATCGGGAAACCCTGGAGGCAAAACATACTATGCTAATAGTTTGGCCGGAGCTGTAAAACTAGGTAGTGGGGTTAAAAAGACCTCATTCCATAACCGTAAAGGCGGAGGTGAATAATGTGTAAGTCATGCGGATGCGGATGCTCAAAGCCTAATTGCAAGGGCGCCTGCAAGAAGAAGTCGACCACTAAGAAGGGAAAGTAAATGGCTCATAAAGATAGTAAGTTTGAAAAGGGCATGAACAAAGCTCAGAAGGAGGAGTTTGAGTCTAAGGACGAAAAGAACGACTCTAAGCTAGCTAAGGAAATCAAAGGCAAGGGCAAGAAGAAAGCCCCAGCAAAGAAACCTAAAAAGAAGTAAGAGTTAAGCCCCCAGAGATGGGGGCTTTACTTTATGATTGACCTTGACGCCAGAGCAATCTGGAACCCTGCTGCTGTACCTTGCGCCTTCCTATGGAGGAAATATGATCAACCTAGCTAATAAGCTAAACCGGTATGAAACTGATGCCGATAAACAGGAGTTTATCAAGGGAGTAGTTGGGCTGGACAAAAACAATGCGGGAGCTAAAAAAGCCGCAATTGGTTTTGTAGCTGGATACCTACTTTCTAAGAAGCTCCGTAAAAATGGCTAAGGTAAGTATTAAATCATATTTAAACGCAGCAGTGGCAGATGCAGAGCGTAAAGCTGAAGGCATCTACACACAGACTTTGCGCAGCCATGTTTCTATGTATAACTGGCCAGAGGATATAGTTAGCCAGCTATCTGTTACATATGGAGCTAGTGGCCATCAAGTTACCTATCCTAAGAGTATCGAAGATCAGGTACTCACGCTTGAGTATGGAACTCAGACCTCACAACCTTCCCCAGCAATACGCAACTTCCATTTTAGAATGGGGGCTTAATAATGCCTTTTGTTATAAATGAAGAAGAAGCACTTAAGAAGTTGCTTACAGGAATTACAGTTTCTGATGGAGGAAACTCTGCACGTCCGGTAGGCGTATTCTATGGACAACCTGATCCTCAGATTAGGCAACAGTCCTACCCATATATTACTTTAGACCTTGTAGGTATCCAAGAGGATACTACTAGGGCACACCGTGGATACGTACCAACTACCTACCCTGTTGAGGGATCTACCTTAGACGTAGGAAGTCTAACCGACTTCCCAATCCCTGTAGACTTGTTCTATCAGATCTCTACCTGGTCCCGTCAACCTAGGCATGACCGCCAACTTATTGCAGCACTATTTAGCCCTGGCAGGCTACCATTAAGATTTGGGCAACTCTTTATTACAGAGGACGCAACCTTGCGCCGTCTGGATGTCTTAGGGTTCTCAAAAAGAGACAGTACTGAATCGGATAAGCGCCTGTTCAATAATGTCTACAACATCAGGATTAGCTCTGAACTGTTCCCAGATCAGATCGTCCAGTTAACACCTGTAACACAAGCACCAAACATAACATACAACTACCAAACAGAAGTATTCACCTCGCCAACATTCCCTGCATAATCTGGCCACCCAAAGAAAACAAACTAACCCTAAGGAGTAAACCCGAATGGCAACATTCAGCCGTCCCGGAGTCTATATCCAAGAGATGCCTTTACCTCAGGCAGTTGGACAAGCAAACATTACTAACGCAGCAGGTGCGTTCGTTGGAGCCCTTGTTAAGGGACCAACAACACCTACTCTAGTAACCAACTGGACTGATTTCGTAAAGAACTTTGGAAATCTAAGTGACTCTTACCCAACAACTTGGGCTGCCTATAACTTTTTTGCTAATGGTGGCCGCCAGCTTTACGTACGTCGTGTAGCCTCATCTACTGCTACAGCAGGTGCTGTTACATTTACAGACGGTACTGGAAGCACAACTACAGCTACTGTAACTGCAGCTTCTGCTTCAGGTACTTCAGGAAACTACACGTTTACCTATACAGCGGCTAACACATTTACTGCTGGAACCCCAGTAGTAGTTACAGGTCTTCAAGGATCAGTAACCCTTACCGGTGCTACAGCTAGCGGTACAGGATCTGGAACAACAATCACATTTACAACTGCAAGCACTACTGGATTGTCAACAGGAACTGTAATTACCATTGCCGGTATTACAGGCGCAACTACTGGTTCCTTTAACGGAACATTCACAATCACCACAGTAACTGCAAACACCAGCTTTGTAGTATCTCCAGGCTCAACCGTTGCAGGTACTGCAGTAGTCACAAGTGCTACAGCACTCTATGGCTCAGCATTTAACTTGAGCGGAACAATTGCTACTGCTAACGGAACTCAGTTCACTGTAGCAAGCACAGCATCAACAGCAGATCGTTCTGTATCAGGTGCTTCTGGAACTGCAACAGTTACAATCGCTTCTAACAACGTCTTTACTCTTACTGCTAACAGCGTAGGTTCATGGTCGTCAAACATCTCAGCTCAGGTATTGCCTGGCGGAGTAAGCACACGTTTTAACCTGAACATCTACACCACTGTAGTACAAAACGGAGTATCTTCTACCTCTTTGGCAGAAAGCTACAGAGACCTAAGCATGACCACCTCAGACAGGAACTATGTTGTCGCGGTTATCAATGCCTACTCTTCTCTTGTAACTGCAGCACTATCCTCTAACAATACTGTTAACGCTACAACACAGACTGCAGCGTACTTCCCAGCAATTGCTGCCACCTCTCCAACAGCACTCAGCGGCTATAGCGATGGCACAAACTTCTTGGGAATCTCATCGTTTGCTCGTTCAGACTATGCTGTCTGGTCTAGCTTTGATAGCATTGTTCAGCCTCTAGTTATCTATGCGGCAGATGCAGCATACCTAGGAGCATCACTGTCATCTCAGGTACACGGAGACGCAGTAATCTATGCGGCAAGCCGTACAGATTGCTTTGCAATTATTGATACGCCAGCAGGTGAAGGCACAGCCTCTGCAGCCCAACAGCAAGTAAACACAATTCAATCCGTGTTTGGTTCTAGCACTACAGGAAATATTGCAGCTGCTTACTGGCCATGGTACAACATCCCAGATGGAACTAAGGCAGTAGGCGCACTACGTCTTCAGGCTCCAGGCGCAGGTGTTGCAGGTCAATATCTAAACACAGATGCTGTACGCGGCGCTGCAAAGACCCCAGCTGGTTTGAGCAACCGACTAGCTCTAGCAGTATCTACAGAGCACTTGTTTACAAATGCTGAGCTTGATCAGATGAATAACCCGCCTAGCAACTCAAGCTACTCTGTAGTTAACCCGATTCGTCAGGTACCTGGAGCAGGTATTGTGATCATGGGTGGACGTACTCTAGATAACACACCAAACAACCGCTACATTAATATCCGCCGTTCTCTTATCTACATTGAGAACGCGTTGAATAACCTGACCTCTTTTGCACTCTTTGAGAACAACGATTCTGTTCTCTGGAATAGGTTGGAGCTTGCCTGCGGTAACTTCTTGCGCAACTATTGGCAAGGCGGAAACCTACGCGGCACTACACCAGATCAGGCGTTCTACGTAAAGTGCGACTCCACAACTACTAGCTTCTCCGATATTCAAAACGGACGAGTCAATATCCAAATCGGAGTTGCTCTACAATACCCAGCAGAGTTCGTTGTCATTACTATTGGACAACTTACAGGAAACGCTTCAGCGTAAGGAGATAGATAAAAATGACAACATCAACAACACCTACACCGGGTGGATATCAAAACCCTCTAAGTACTTTAATGTCGGATCCAGTCCGTAATTTTAAGTTCTTAGTTACATTTACACCTAATGACCTCACAAACTGGGGTGCATTATCTGGTGGATTTGGAACCATGGGATTCGTTTCACTTACAGGTCTATCAGTATCAACAGAGTCTATCGCATACCGTGAAGGCGGATACAACACCAACGTGCATCAGATTCCCGGACAATCTTCTTTCACCCCACTTACTCTTTCAAAGGGAGTACTTATGGGCAATGATGGAAATGCTCTATGGATGAAGAGGTTGTTCTCGGTGATGACCCCTACAGCTGTAGCCGGGTACGGTATCGACTTCCGTTGCACAATCGATATCCAAGTGCTATCGCATCCAAACCCACTTGCTGCTACTGGGTCTGACTCATCTACTACAGTAGCAAACGGAGTAGATCAACACACTGCTCTACGATTCCGCGTCTATAACGCTTGGATCACCTCCCTTGCCTACAGCAATCTGGATGCAGGTGGAAACACTTTGATGGTAGAAGACATGACTATCGTTCATGAAGGCTTTGATGTAAGCTACGCTACCGGCTTGGCCGCTAGCTTGGGAGCACCAAAGTTCACCTCAAGTGGAGCAACTAGCTCTACTGTTTCAGGTGGTGGCGGTAAAGGTCCTATCATCGCATAGTATGCTAAACTAAGGGTAATCAATCACATAAGGAAAACAACATGACTACAGATACATTTATAAATGCTACAAGTGATCCTAGCCTAGCTAACAAGCTAGCTGAAAAAGCAATGTCCGATACGGAGGCGGTTGTTACTACACCTAAAGTACAGCTGCCTCCGGATCCAACCGTAGAGCTTCCTGGTGGACTTCATGACCCAATTCATGGACACATCACTACAGCTCAGGTAAGGGAATTGATCGGCTCAGATGAGGAAGCCGTAACTAAGCTAAATGATATCGGCAAGGCACTTCTTCTAATCCTTGACAGAGCAACAGTAAAGCTTGGGGATGTAGAGCCAGAGAAAGAGATGCTAGACGCCCTTCTCTCAGGAGATAGGGAAGCCATGCTATTAAAGATCAGAATGATGACCTTTGGCTCAGACGTTAAGATGGGCCCGGGTAAATGCCCAAGCTGCGGTGAAGAACAGATCTGGGATATCGACCTAGTAAACGATGTTCCTGTAAAAATCCTAGAGGGCAGCAGAGAATTTACTATGCAATGTAAGGTTGGAGAGGTAGTAGTTAGCCTCCCTACGGGAGGTACCCAAAAAGAAATTATCAACTCTACCAATAAAACCTCAGCAGAAATAGATACAATTGTACTAAAGAGCTGCATTAAGTCTATTAACGGACTTCCAGTTTTTGGATTGGAAGCCATACGATCTCTAAGTATTAAAGATCGTAGAGACATTCTGCAGCAAATATCAGACCGCAACCCTGGACCACAACTCGGAGATGTTAAAAAAGCTTGTAGTGCCTGCGGCACGGAGGTACCGCTTCCGCTAACGTTAGCGGAGTTGTTTTAACGGCGAAATAAGCTATGAGTTCCTGCTAGATATGTATGACATATTAAGTCAAGGATATCCTGGATGGAACTTAGAAGACATACGATCTCTTAGCTTAAGAGAACGAGTCATATGGTTAGAGAAACTACGGAACAGAGCAAGGCGGTGATATAAATGGCAATCGATAATATGCAGACACCTTCAGACGGAGAACCGTCTATTCCTGTCGTAAATACCGATGCGTTATTTGAAGACCTTCCTAAAGAAATGCTCCGCCTCTTTAAAGAGGTTGAAAAGTATGTAACCTCTATATCTAAAAAGTGGACCGACGCTCTTAAAGAGACTAGACAAGCTACTGGAGATTTATCTAAAAATACTCCTGGTTCAGGACGTCTAGGACTTGGATCATTTTCTACAACTGAAAAGGTTGGTCTTGGTCTAGGCCTAGCAACAATGGGCTATATGTCTGCCACCCCAAATACAATGGCAGCAGTTACTCAACGCATTGCTGCAGATAGCTATGCTGGCTTAAGCGGAATGTCCTCCCGTCAGGCTATCATGCAGGCCAATAGGCTTGTAGGCGGCGGAGTAACCAGCGCTATGGGTCCAACCATGGCAGCTATGAATCTCTTTTATCAAGGCGGCTATACTGCTAGCTCATTAAGCTCCAAGAATATTATGGGGTCTCTTGCTGGTTTGAGCGCCATGACTGGTATGACAAACGAGCAGGCGGCATCTAGCGTTGCTGGAATTAACGGCATGAGCTTCTTGCGTATGGGTATTAGGGTACGTGACAATAACGGAAACCTAAGACCTATCGGTGACATTGTTAATGATGTATATAACTTCCTATACCGTGGCCAGAAGATTACAAAAGAGCAGGCAGCTCTTGTATATAACCCAGGAAGTAAGGGCTATCAAACACTCTCTATGATTGCTGGAGGCGACTCCGGATTAATGCAGGCTCTTCAAGCAGGCGTAGTAGCTAGAGCGTCAGCTTCTTCTGGTACGCAATTTGCTAGTGCTATGTCTAGCCGTGATCCTAATCAGATGCTTAATATCATGGGCGTTGATCAAAGCAGCCCATTACGTAGAAACTTTAAGTTCCAGACTAGCCAAGCTAATGTTCTTCAAGCTACTGAGCAAGGATTAGTTGGCGGATACAACACTGCTTTAGATGTAGCAAGTGCTGCTAACAATGGCTTAGCTACATTTGCCAACCTTCTAGGACCAATCAATCAAGGTCTCATGACCTTAAAAGGAATACTTGAAACTCTTCCTGGTGCTGGAAATGTGGGAGGAACTATAAGCGGTGCTGCAGGGGCGGCAATAGGTCTTGGTAAAAACTACCTTCAATATAAGATGTTAGGTAGGCTTCTAGAAGGTGGCGGAGCAAGAGCTGCTGGAACAAGCCTGCTATCTAAAGGAAAAGGATTACTTGGCCGTATAGGTTCATGGCTTGGAAAAGAAGCACCTGTTATTGCAGAAGATGCGGCAATTATTGCTACCGGTGGTCCTTCTGATCACGGAGGTACTGGCTCTGGAGGAGCTTCAGCTATCTCATTAAATGATAGTAAGGTGCACTACCCTATCTCTAGGAATGCCCCTATTACCCAAAACTTTGCACGCTCTGGACACACCGGCGTTGACTTTGGAATAAAGCTTAATAGCCCAGTATACGCATATGCGGACGGAATAGTTACCCACATAGGTAATGAGCCAACTGGCTATGGTAACTGGATTGAAATCTCTCACCCAGAACTAGGCATTAAAACAAGGTACGGACACTTAAAAAGCATTAGTGTAACTAGAAAGCAAGTAGTTACTGAAGGTCAGATAATTGGTACCTCTGGTTCTACGGGTAGGTCTAAGGGCCCACACCTTCACTTTGAAGTGCTCGTAAATAATCAAAAGGTAGATCCAGAGAAATACCTTAATGCTACTAATAGCAGCGGAAAGAAGCTTAATTCTAAGTCTCTAGCTTCACGTCTACAGGAAGATACTTCAAATAGTTTAGCTGGTTTTAAGGCTAGACCTTTTAGGGCAAACAACGGTAAATGGGTTTTTCCAAGCTATAATGGATCTAAATCTGGAGCATACAACGCAGGCTTCATTGTTAACTCTGGTACTGGTACCGGCAATGCTGAAATAGTAAAGAACTTTTTAGTTGCTAATGGGCTTACTACTTCTGCAGGTATAGGTGTTGTAGGTAACTTACTTGTAGAGTCCGGGGTAAATCCAAATAACCCAGGAGACTACGGAACATACGACGCTAGAGGAAACTTCATACCAATGAGAAAAGGAACACCAGGTGGTCAATATACCTCTGGTGGAATTGCTCAATGGCATGCCAGCCGTTATGATCTACTTACTAAGTTTGCACAAAGTAGAAATCTAGATCCTCTAAACCTTACTACCCAAGAACAATTTATGATGGCAGAGTTAAAGCGCCCTCAATATGCTCAGCTATTTGCTCAGTTGAGAAACCCAAATACTACTGAACAAGCTGCTGCAGACATGTGGATGAGGCAGTATGAGAAGCCAAATTTAGGTTCAGACAATGGCGTGTCAAACTCTGCAAGTAGAGCTGCCGCTGGACTTGCTGCATTTAAGACTGCTCAAGGCGGACCAACAGATCATGGAAACATGGCTACGGTTGCACACATCGGAGGCTCCTACTCATCTGGAGGATCTGCCACCCTTAATAGCAGAAAAGATGTACACATTAATTTAAACATGAAAGTATATATTGCTAATGCTAGCGTTCAACAAACTGAAGCACTAGTCAATGCTGTTAGCCAAAAACTTAAGAATAGTGAGGCTCTTAAGATGATTGCGAGCTCCTTATAATGGCAAACTATTACTATGCAACAGTACGCGTATATACTACCACTAGTAGCGGAAGCCCAACTACATGCTACAATAATAAGTTAGAAACAAATAGCATTATAGTAGCTGCTACTGGAAATATTATATGGTACGTCGTAGATGTGTACAAGTCTAGTTTATCTACTTTTAGCGCATGGGCAGCAGCGTATAACTCTGCGAATGGAACCTTAGACGGAACCCTTGTACCTTATACACAAAAGTCAGTAACTATTAACCTTAATACAACTGATCAGTATATCCTTATTGATCAACTTAATAACACTTGGCTTTCTGCTAATGGTTGGCTTGGACAAAGTTGGAGCAATCCAGGACCTACTCTCAATAAACCTTATCTAGTTGGTTCTGGAAACGGTGGGTCAAGTTTAACAGCAATTGACTATATAAACAGTCACATCATATTCCCAGTCACCCATAAAGGTGGGGCAGAAGGCGGTAACGGCCCATACACTTGTACCCCAACTTTTACTATTAGGCAAACAGATCCTCAAAATGGCAATGGTGGCGCCGCCATGCAAGTAAGCGGAGTTATTTATCTTGGACAAAAACCATCTACTGCTGGAGACTTGACCACCACATCTTCTCCAACTATTGGGTTTAGTACCAATGTCGCTCAGCCTACTTTCCCAGCAACAATTATTCAAAATCAATTTGCTCAATTTATTAGACCTACCCAAAGCTTTTGGTATAAATGTATAAATAAATGGTATGTTGCAATGTATGATAGTCATGCAGGAGTTACAACAACATATTCATTTAATGAGGATGGTTCAGGTAAAACACAGCTAATAAGCGGACTGCCCGGTAACACTCCTGCACTAAAATCTGACTGGAGTAAGAAGAACCTTGCACTTATAACAGCAGCTATAGCAGACCTAAGCTGTACAGGTCCAGCTGCTTTAGCTAATCCTGGTGGAAGTAATGGGCTGGTAACTACCTATTTGCCTACAGTTCCTCCAACAGATCAAGACAGGTATAACCCGCCTCCACATGTATCTTCAAGAGGAGTATCTTTTGGAGAACGTATTGCTGCAAAAAATGCAAGTGGACAGACCCTACCAGCAAGTGCGGTTACAGATATATTTACCCAGGTTCAAACTCAAAACATAGAACGTGGCCGTATAATCCAGGACGCAAGTAGCGCAGCAGTTTTGAACTCAAACTTTGACAAGATCAATCTACCTAGCCCTAAGAGTCTTTGGGGATTTAGGTTTATGTACAACCCAACAGGTTACTCATACACAACTTCGTCTAACAACTCTGTTGACTGGACGTTGGGAAGTAAAGATCCAGCTACTCTTATGGCTGGAAATCAGATCGTTACTTTACAGCTATATTTAAACCGCATAGCAGATCTCTCTTATCTTAGAGATTACACGGCAGACCCTAACTCTGTACCGCCGCTATCCTCATCCTATATATCTCCGGATGGAAGTGGAGGCATCTCTCCAGAAGCTGTGGACGGTATTCTACATAGAGGTACTGAGTACGATATTGAGTTCCTGTATAGAGTTCTTAATGGCGATCCTTTAGAGAACCCACTACTGTTTGGAGGCGATTACCAAAGTAGAGGTTATACCGCAGACTTTGGGTATACGACTGCAACTCCTTGTTGGCTATATCTAAGCGATAACATCAGGTACTTTGGTAGCGTTACAAGCCTAACAGTTAATCACGCAATGTTCGATATGAACATGGTGCCTATGTTCTCTACTGTGGATATCTCATTTACCCGTTACCCAGCGCTGTGGACTGATAAGGCAGCTAATAGTAATGGTCTTACATATGCATCAAGCATTCAAGCTCTACAGTCGTCTCTGAACCCAACTCCTGTTGCTGGAACAGGAAAAGCTCCTACAACGTAAGGATCATAATGATTGAGCGTGTATCTAGATACTATAACGGTCCTCTTGCACAGACTGTAGACAAGACAACCGGACAGTACGTTATTTCCGTATTCAGGAAATTTCCTACAAGCAAGGTAGTTCGGTACATTATGTACACGTGGAAAGATGGAGACAACCTATCTACTATTGCTGAGCACTATGGCTCTGGGGCAAAGTATTGGTGGGAAATCATGGAGATAAATCCAGAGATACTGGACCCTTTCTATATCAAACCTGGAACTGTTTTGAGGGTTCCATATGGAAATTAATGTACCCAACAACCTAAGAAACTTTGTATGGAAAGACGAGTCCACACAGAGTAGCTTTGCTGTTACCTTTCCAAATGCTCCAGACATGGATCTTATCCTTATAGGTGCAGAGCTTCATCAAGACATAGAAGCACATGATCGATTAGTGCTGCACTTTAAAGGACATCCATTTATTAACCGAAGCCCTATAACAGGCGGTGACCCTGTTCAATTTGTATTCAGGGGAGTAAATGAATCCTCTACATGGAATGGTTACGTACATCACATTAAGCAAGTAAATACCCATCAAGGTGGAAACACGGACATCATCTGTGTAGGAGCTTCATGGGTTCTAAAAGAAACTGCTCAAAAGATCTACAAAACTACTACCTCAGATAAAGTAGTTACTGCCATAGCTAATGCTCATGGGTTTGAGGCCATTACTCAGAGAGATCCACGCCCTCGTGATAGCGTAGTGCTGGCAGGACAAAGCTACTGGCAGTTGATAAAGAGATTAGCAAATCAAAATGGAAACGCCTTTAGGTGTGAGAATACAACCATCTATTTTGTATCTAAAGATAAGATCTACCAAAGTAAACTTAACTCAGCTCCCTATTATTTCTATGTAGATTCTGAAGTAGACGGAGCTATTCCTCGTGAGCTACGTATGACAGGATCAATTATTAACTTTACCCCTGTAGTATCAGACCAAGCACCTGAGATGGGTGTACGAGTAGATAGAGTAGTTACCGGATTAAACCACAATACAGGCGTAGTTATTAAAACCGTACATCCTCACAAGGCACCGACGTCTTCACCGTCTGGTGTGGTGGTACCGTCACCTGGGTACTTCTTAACATGAGTAACTTTTCAAACAATACTTCCGCATCTAATGTAAAGGCAATCTTTACAAAGCACCACGTATATGAGGTAGCTTCTAGCTTAGCTGAGTCTAAACAAATCGCTGATGGGTATAGCAGCACTCACCGCTGGCAGCATAGAGCTCACGTAACAATTATTGGTAACCCTTCTATAAGACCATATGATCCTATATACCTAGACGGACTTCCTAACGGTATGTCTGGATATTGGACAGTGTTATCTGTAGTACACGTATTTGGTGGACGCCCATCTAACTACTTTGTAGAGCTGGAAGTTGGAACAGATATAGTAGGTCTTACAGACCCAGCAGCTGCTTCTAGGGCGGGAACTAGGGACCTACAAAGCGACCTAGCTGGTCAGTCCTTAGTTGCATCTGACTCTACCTTAACCTCCTATACATTGTCGCCAAACGCTAACAGTTTAGTTTTGGCCACAGGAACAACAAGCCCAACATCTATAACCTCAATAGGCGCAGTATCCATACCTAATGTACCAAATATCACTACCTATATAGATGCCCCACCTGATCTTACTGGGGTAAAAAAGACGATACAATGGACATCCACAAAGAGTAGCAGGGTTATTTCATGATTAACGATAATGAGTATGGGGAAGACCCACAGGGACGTAGAAGGTTTTATGGCATTTATTCTGCCTCAGTAGTTAATGTTAACGACCCGCTACGCAGAAACAGAATCCAGGTTCAAGTACATATGCCTACCGGTTCAGAGATTACTCACTGGGCTAAAGCCTGTCTTCCAGTAACTTCTAACTCTTACCATCCAGACCACCTAGCTCACACAGCGTCTCAGGTAGCAGCCATGCTTACAACGACCCCAGTAACCATCACTGCTGCTGGTACAGGCACAGGTACCGGAACAGGTACCGGAACAGGTACCGGATCTGGCACAGGTACAGACTCGGCTGTTACAGGCAGCGCCGTATCAGTAACGGTTACTACTACCGACACAGTTACAGTAACAACTACAGATACAGTTACTAGCACAGTCAATATTCCAGCTCTTACCGTAGTGCCTATAAACACCGCCATGCAGTTAAATCATCCTCACGCACCGGTCAATAAAAAGGTAGCACCTGTAAACTCCTCTACCGATCCTAGGGCTAACCTCATAGAATCGGCTTCTCCTTTAGCAGCTACAGAAGTAGACAGCAGCACATATACTACCTCTAGTGGAATAACAGCTCCAGGAACAACAGCTACAGCTGGAGTAACAACCCCAGAGCACACATTCCATAGGAACATACCGGCAGTACAGCAGTTAGTGTGGGTAATGTTTGAGGCCGGAGACCCAGAGAAACCAGTATGGATAGGAGTACAGTCATGACTTATGCGGAAGCCATTTCTTTCCCTTATACTGTTGACCCTACAGGTAAAGTAGTCTCTACAACTAATACATCTAAGATCTATATTGATAGAGTACTTACCCTGCTCTCTACTAATATAGGTCAAAGGCCTATCACTGTTAACTACGGAGTTGACTGGTCTAAAGCATTATTTGAAGCTGACGGAGATGCCCAGACAGCTATACGCCAAGCGATAAACTCTGCTATATCTCAATGGCTTCCTGAAATAAAAGTTATATCTATTAATATAGCTTACGATCAAGCGTCTGGAATAGAAAACGTAGATCTAGCAGTTAAGCTTCCAGACAATACAGTTGCAAACATATCAGTTAACTCAGCAATACTAAACTATGACGGAACCATTACGAGGTAAAAATGCAAATAGACTATACATCACGAGACTTTGCTTCTTTAAAAGCAGACCTTATTTCGCTAATTAGTCAGCGCACTGCAACCAGCGCCAGTACTTGGAATCCTACAGACTACTCAGACTTAGGCAACGTACTGGTTGAAGCATTCTCTTATATGGGAGACGTTATGTCTCACTATCTAGACCGCGTAGCAAACGAGACATCTATCGATACCGCGATACAATCAGATACGCTTCTGTCATTTGCCAACCTCTATGATTACCACCCATCAGGACCAACACCTGCGGCTATCTCTCTTACCTTTACTAACAACAGCACATCCTCAATCGATCTTCCTGTCGGAACCCAAGTTATGGCACCACTGTCTTATGGAAACTATACTCAGGCTTACTTTGAGACCACACAGGCAGCTACCGGACTTGCCCCAAGCGCACAAATTACTTTAACTGCTTTAGAGGGAAAGACTGTAAACACTGATCGTCCTGACCTAATCAACCAGACATACAATAAGCCGCTTCCTTCAAACCTCGGTACATCCAACGGGACACCTAACCAATCATTTACAATTATTGATGTTAACATCATTGATAGTTCTATAAAAGTATACGTAGGACAAAGTGTAGCTTTTAATAGCTGGACATATGTAGATAGTCTTCTTGAGTATGGTCCAGGAGACACCGTATTTACAACTACTAGAAGCTCTGACGGAACCACCAGTATTTTGTTGGGCGATGGAATTAACGGAAGCATTCCTTTGCAGGGTCAGCTCATCAGCTCCCTCTATAAGACCAGCGTAGGTATTGCTGGAAACGTAAAAGCACAAAGTGTTACTGAAGTAACCTTTATTCCTGGAAACACTAACGTCCAAGCTCCAGCATACCTATCAGTTACAAACCAATATCCAGCTACTGGAGGAGCAGACCCAGTCTCCTCTACAAATATACGTCAGCATATTAAGAATGCCGTATCGTCTAGAGGACGTGCGGTTACTCTTTCTGATTATGGATACCTTGCGTCTCTAGTATCTCAGGTTGGAAAAGCAAACGCATCTTCCAGCGTATACTCATCTGTTAACCTTTATATACAGCCAACCAATGATGGCTCTGCTGCTCCGGGATACCCTCAAGCTACTCTAGTATCTGCCGTAGCTAACGGAACAAATATCGTGTATACCACAGACTATAAGGGACATAACTTTGCAGTTGGAGATTTTGTAAACATCAGTGGATTTACTCCTACAAGCTTAAACTTACAAGGAGCACAGATATCTGCAATTCAGGCAGCAACACCATCTACAACATTTACAATAACTAACACGCTTTCTGCGACATCAAACACTAACTCTGGTGGATACGCTATTGATCTTACTCCTACATATGCATTCACCAATACTTTAGTTCCAGCCGTACAGGCATACATGGCTCCTACTATTCCAGCAGGAGTAACATTGACTGTTGCTCCTCCTACCTATGCGCCGGTCTACTTAAGCCTGTCTGTTATCGCCCAACCATCCTATAGAAATGCTGACGTTAAGCTTGCTGTGTATCAAGCAATGTTGGGTACCGGAGGATTGTTTGAATACTCTAACAATCTATTTGGAGACACGATCTATCTATCCTCTATTATCTCCGCAGTCAACAATATTCCTGGCGTAGTTTCCTCAACAGTCACTCAGCTAAATATTGACGGTAGCTCCTCTGTAGCTGTGCAGACAGCGACAGTAACTGCTGCAACTGCTACAGGAACGTATATCACATACGTAGCTAACAACACGTTCCAACCAGGAGAAGTAGTAACGATTAGCGGACTGTCTTCTCTTAACCTGACAAACGTCACTGTCTACTCTGCCACACCTACTCAATTTGTTGTGGCTAATGGAGCTGCCGCAGCTTCAGTAACTGGTGCATCAGGAACAGCAACAGTTAATGGGGCAATAACCTTGGCTCCTAACCAGATGCCTTTCTTGGTAAACACCAGTCTTGTTACAACTGTAAGCGGCGGAATCAACTCTTAAGGAGCAATAAATGACTAAGTATGGTGTAAGCCGATACGGATCTGGATTTAAATACGGTGAAACTAGCGCTGTAAGCGTTTACTATAACGCCAACCTTGTAGCCACAACAAGTGACTATAACACCGTCACCATTAACTGGACTAACTTTTCTACAGACCCATCTGATGGTGCTCCAAGCTCAAGTTGGTTTTGGAAACTTGTAAAGAGCTATACCGGTACTCACGACAATCCTTTAGATGGAACTACGTTAGCTGGAGGACAGTACGCAGGTACAGGAGCAAACTTCCTTACCACCTATCAGGACATAGATACCAACTTAACTGATGTACAAGTATCTTATTCTCTATGGGTATTCACAGGATCTAGGTGGGTACTGTGTGGAGCTGACTATGGATACATAGTTCAAGATACTGGAACTCTTAATACTCTTACTAGTTGGATACCTAAAGCTTGGCTTAACTCTTCAGGATTACTAGG